GCAGGTACGTCTCTCCCGTCTTTCTATGTTTTATGGTATCTAACAAATGTTAGAAAACGGTGTCATATCAGAATCATGGCATCCCGCATGTTAATGGCAGGTAACCAGAATCTAACATTTGTTAAATATATATAAGGAAGCATTTAATCTTCCTTATATTCTATAACATCCTCTATCTTGCAATGAAGAGCTTTGCAGATTCTATCTATCTGCTTTAAGTTGACTGGCTCATTCTTTCCCATGCTTGCCATGGTTCCGTAGCTGAGTCCAGTGGCATTTTTTAAATCTTCCTTTTTCATCCCTTTATCAATTAAAGTTTTCCAGAGTGGATTGTAGGATATCATCGTCAATCTCCCCTCTTTTCTTTATACATCTTATACAAGCATATGAGAATTCCTACGGAAACAACGATCTTAGTAATATCTAAAATAATATTTATCATATAGACCTCCATTTCATTTGACATGTGTTATTGTGTGCTGTATATTAAAGTTGGATTCAGGGGAGCTCTGACCTCCCCGTTTCCTAACTGAATGTTTTGATCAAGTCTACAATGGCTTGAATCAAATTCAAGATTGCGGTTATGAAGACTAATTTTGCGAGCAGCTCTTCATGACCGCTTTCTTTTTTTGGCTTCTTTCGATTTTGATTCATTTTATCACCTCCTGTTCTTTATGTTATTATTATATCTCTTTTTCTCTATTATGTCAATGTTTTTCTTCAATTTTTTAGAGATTTTCTTCAATAAACTATTGACATGTGCGGTACATATGGTAATATACAAACATAAACAGCAGAACAAACATTCGCATAGACGGTGCGAGGTTTGAGAGATAATAGGAGGAAAATAATATGTCAGAACTTTTAAAGAAACAGAAATTTGGAGTCGAGGTAGAATTTACAGGAATAACAAGAACCATGGCCGCTGAGGCTGTTGCAGAAATCCTCGGAAGTCATGCCGCCGGACCTGATCGCACTTGCTATCGTACTTATACGATTCGAGATAGCAAAAGAAGAATTTGGAAAGTAATGAGAGATTCAAGTATTTGTCCAGTTAGAAAAGCGGGACGTGAATTGATGGATGAATATAGAGTTGAATTTGTAACACCACCTCTTAATTATGAAGATATTGAAGCACTTCAGACAATAATCCGTAAATTTAAAGAACTCGGCGGGGGTTTTTGGTTCGCGGCTAT